CTCCTTCTATTTTTAGCTTACCATATCCTTCAGGACTTGTCAAATTTATTTTTCCATTTTTTTCCTGTTCGTCCTTAAACCTTTGTAAAACATCCTCTTTATAGATCTCAATAAATTTTTCTCTCAAAACAATTCCAAGTTTCTCTATGTCAGGAGCATGAGTTCCAAAGCTGTCATGGACTACTGCAAAAGACTGTATATCCTGTTTATCATGGGCTTCTACGACAGTCTTCATAAGATGACAAGCATCCAAGCTATGTACAAAATTAGGAGCAATCCCATTGACCTGTTTATACTTATTCATTTTCTCTGAAGACCCACTCGCAGCCCATAGGGAAGCCATACGTCCATTGATAACCGTCTTAACCTCCGATACGATAGACTTCATATACTTTTGTTTTACCAAGAATCCTGTAGGTAAAGTCCAGTAGATTGGCCTATCCAGAACATTAAGTTCTCTAGCACAATCCTGTAGCCACTTCATACCGTATCTGGCAGAGACTACCACTTCACCTATAGCTTCATAGATAAACTTGGAGATATACTTACAATGTAACCACAAGTCTTCTCCTTCTTCTATCCCTTTAAAAACTTTCCCCTTGTCCTGTTGTTTCCTGATCTCCTCAAAGAGTTGATCTCTCATACCGTATAGAGTTGCTCCATAGGGAGTTGTCATTACAGGACGTTTCACCAAGGATCTATCCAAGTTATTTTTAGAGATCCATATTTCCTTGAGTCTTTTAGTCTCTGGATTGTTGTCTTTAGTTATTTTTTCAAGTGTAGCTTCTCTTACAATATCATAGATATCCTGAGGAGTTTCCCTATCAGTAAGGTTAACTGCTTCTCCTCCCTTGTCATCTCTCAGCATAGCGGAGAAGTGTTGTAATCCATTACAAGATCCATCTATAGTAATTGGTAGGTGAGTGACCCACTTGGTTCCCCATTTCCCTAAGTCCTTGACTCTTTCGTATTCAATACAAGCTCTAAGGAACTGCCAAGGTTTTGATGCTTCCATCCACCAGTATTCTGAGAGAGGATTCCTAGCTATCTTCAAGATAACATCCTCGAATTTCTCTACCCATTCTACTCTATCTTCCAAGGAAACTTTATCATAGCCGTAGCAGTTGGCGAGGTGTACTTGTAACCAAGGGATTCCATGATCTCCTATGGGTTTACCTTCAGAGAACTCCAGTAAACCTCTGGCTGAGTCTTCTCCCTGAGGGTTAAGGAATGCAGTATTGGCATACATTCTCCCTCTAAAATCCAAGGTGTGAGGAAAATAAAATGCTTTCTCATCTTTGAACTTTCTAGTCATCCACATAAGCTGAGAGAATTGTATACGTTTGGTTTTTCTTCTGACATTATCGGAATGAATAACAGAAGCTCTACGCTTCCAGTCTATTTGTTCTTCCTTGGTTCCTTTTTTGGGAAAAGGTTCTTCCATGTTTCTCTCATGGAATTCGGGGATGACTGAGACATTAGCTTGGGAGGTAAACAAGGCATCCATAACTTTGAATACAACTTTATTAACTCTCCACCCAGTTTCCTGTACCGTATTTACAGCATGATAAACCTCGGAGAGATCCCTATTTTCCAAGTCTTTTATATAGGATTCGTCACTAGTCTTTATTAGGTTCATCCCGGTATAAGTGTAGTAACCTCCAACATATTGGCTACTCCATTTTCTAGGAGGGATAATACAAGGAAGTTTTACAGGAGAGAGTAATTCACAAATGGAATTCTTTTTATCAATCCATTCCATAGAGGCAGTCGTAGCTTCTAACCAGTAGGCTGTCTTAACAATCTGACCTTGAGCTGTATGTCTTTTTATCTCAAATAATTTAGTATGACTACATATTAATTCGCATAGGAGTTGACCCAACTGAATTCTCTTAGTTACAGGCCAGTTCTTCCACTCAATTTTAGCTTTATTACCTGAGTGTACCAATACTCTTTTTTGTCTACGGTAATTGGTAGTTCTCTTGGATAAATCTCTAGAGACTACCCCGAATAGAGCTGGGTTAAAATCCTTAAAACTTCTGAATCTTGCCTCATCCTCTATGAATGATCCTATTTCTTGGGCTACCCGGACTAACCTTATAGGGGTAGACAAGTGATTCACACAAGCTTTAAGCGCAAGGAAAGCTATAACATCACTAGGGAGAGTAAAAAGTTTCTCTATGGTTTCAGCCGTATGGTTACTGGCTTCCCCAGACATATACCCATGTTTGATCTTGTCTATTTCCTTGGAGATCCTAGTAATTCCCTTTCGGATAAACTGTATTCCAGCAGGGGTAGTAGATTCATGCTTTCCCTGCTTGGCTTCCAAGTTTTCCCTACGGTATCTTACTACCCCTAAGTCCACCATTTCTTTTTCTAAATCTTTTTGTCTCTGTAGCATCTGATATAATCTATATAAATTATTAATAATCCAGCATCAATTAGAAGGAATCCCAATTGAGAAGTATAGATCCACCAACTTATCCAACAAGTTTGACATCCCAATCCTACGATTCCCCCTAAGTGATGCCCTATCGCTACCAGTCTAACCGAAGTTAGAGCAAATAACGATAGGAGAATTTCTATAAAAAATGAATTTTGTAATACTAGTGATTCCACCTATTTTCCTAGGGTTTAATTGTTATCCCGGTAGTTTGTACTTTTACTAATTCCCTGATCTCCTGTTTAAGTCTAGCTTCTAGGAAGTCCAAGGCAGACTTAGATACTCTTTCGTACTTATGGAGTCTCCTACTTTCAGACTCATGGGCAATCATAAGAATGTAACGTTTTACTTGAGCTCTGTTTAATAGACTAGCCATTTTCTATAAGGTCTCCTATGATAAAGTATAAAATTAAAGCTAACAGGTACTCCATTAGTCCTCCCTGTAAAGTGATTTTAGATAGACAATCATTTAACCTCCTTTAAGTTTACAGGTAACCATTGGTTAGGGTATCTGATAAAATTAGGCTCTCTCCAATCCAATACCATGTAACACTCTACCATGTAGTCTGAGTCTACCCTAAATAGTATCTGGTAGGGAGTTTCAAGTTTACTGTTGCATGGAATATTAACAGCATTATGACTTACTTCTAATCCATACTTATAGATAATCTGTACTTGTGTTGGTACTTTATTGACAGTCCAATCCACCATTTTATCTGGAGGAGGAATTGTCAGTAGAATACCAACTAATAGAGATTTCATATCTCAGTACTCCAATCAATCATCACTCACCTCCTTGAGTTCAACGCATTTCATATCGTCAAAATGAATCTCATCTTTGATGGTCTTCCAATCTGTATCGTCTTCTATCCAAGATTGCGCTCTATCCATAGCCGTGTCCTCGCATAGTTCATCATCAACATAAACAATACTCACTTGCTCAATCGTTCTTTTAGTTGTGACCTTGTAATATTTACTCATCACTCACCTCCTCTTCATCTTCATCAAAATGGTTTGCTTCAAGATTATTAATCATGTACCTCATGGCAAAACATTGAACGTCTTCACCATCCCAATATTCTGGGAAGTTAAACTTATCGCCTGCTTGTTTAAGTAAATGATACATTTCGCTAGGCATTACTGTCATCACTCACCTCCTTGAGTTCAACACATTTCATATTGTATAAATCAATTTCATCTTTCTCCTTCTTTTTATGCCATTTCTTGATTCCCTCTACAGATAATTCCCCGGATTGTGCTAGCTTCAGATATTCGTCATACAAGTCTTCACCGGGTTTCCCTAACTCCCGAATAAGAGAATAAATCTTATCTGATTCCTCCAGTCCTTTCTGGTAAGACTCTCGATCATCTGCATAGCTGTAGTAATAATCATGGGTACTTAGTAGGTCTTTAAGTAAAGCTAGTTTTTCCATAAGTTATCCCTTATTTTTAATATATCAGAATTAAAGTAGAAAGTCAAATATTAATTTGTACCCTAGTATACTGTAGGACAATGCCTACAGTATACTAGGAGTGATACTTATAACTCCCTATGATAATTACTAGGTTTTATACTAGTAGTCTCTCCTGTTTTTACATTCGTAACTTTTACTTCATAAGCTTTGTTAGCCTCGGAGATAAGAGAGAGATGATCCAAGTCATTCCTTAAGTCATCACTCAGGTTGTTATCTAGTTGGTCTAAGTTTAACTTGGGATCTATTCTCTTACAACCATAGTTTAATCTGGACATATTTAAGTCTCCTTTTAGTACTACTTAAGTTAGTTTTAGGTAACTATTAGTTACCCTTTAGTTTACTTCTACCGTTACTGATACGGTAGTATAGTATTACTTATCTATTACTTACTTAAGTTAATATTATTATAATTATCTTAACAAGTCAATAGTTAAGTAAACTCTTAGTAGGTGTTAACTTACAGTTAACTGTAAGTCTACCTGTAGTATTACTTATAGTATACTTATATGTAATTCTGGATTTTCTCATGATCTCTCTTTGTTTACTTGGGTTTAGCCATAGCTCCCCGAAGTTATCCGGGAAGCTATGGCTTACCTATTTCTCAATACTTAGGTTTAGATTGCCAATCAAGTCCAATATATCCTTGTAGAATCATAGCTCCCTCTACAACACCAGTGTTATGAGCTACAGACTCCAAAGGTCTTCCCTTAGTATCGTTTAGGTAGACTCTAACTTGTTCAGCATATTCTAGAGGTAAACTCTGATCATAGCGTCTTAAGTCTAAACCATCCGCTCTCTTTTCCGGTACTCTTGAGCCTGAACCCCTCACCTGTACTCTGAATCCTCCTCTCTTTCCCAGTTTTCTGAGGGCTTTTATGACTTCTTTCGCATCATCATTATAATTCATTTTCATGATATAGCGGTAAGGATGCTTGTTAACTTTGGTAGTTTCTACTGATTGATTTTCTTGAATTTCATAGTTGTCCATAATATACTCCCTGTTAAAGTTTATATATGCCCTCAGACCGTCTGAGAGCCTCTAGGTTGCCTTTTTAGCACCTACCCTAACCCACCCTATCAGTTATAGATAAAATGGGCTAGAATCGAAGCTAAGAGACTCTAAGAGGATTTTAACCAGTTACGATCAATATCGTCAACTCTTAGCTGTCTAACAATTTCCTCTAGATAACCTATAATTGCGTTCTTTTCTATAAGCTCTTTTTTGAGTTTATCCATATCGTCAATATATTGACTACAAGATTTTTCCTCTAAAAGTAGTTTCTCAATTAGCTTGTTTTTAGATACTTTTTTATAATACTCAATATTCCATTCCAACTCTTTTTGAAAGTCTGAATTCATTTTATTTTACCCCCATTAAATCATTAGCGATTGATACATTGTAAGTATTTTCTATCCAATGCCAAATTTTAAATTTATCAGTACCAATTTCCCAGCCTTTGAAATAAACTTGAATCTCATCGTTATCATTTACTGGTATATCTTCTAATGCTTCCCATACTTGTAAAGCTTGTTTAATGTTTTTCATTTTTATTTATCCTTTTCGTTCGTATTGTTAAAAACCCATAATAATTGTGGTATTGCTATTCCTAACAGCAGTACTACTGAAATGATTATAAATGTAGTTTCTGCCATTGTCAACCCCCTATTTCTTTTCGGAGAGTAATACTACGTTGATCATATCTTTAGCTATATGATCTAACCATCTAAAGTCATGAAGATCCCCGTATATAATGTGAGCTGTTTTATGCTTCATCCAAGCAATATCTATTTTTTCTTTAAATAAAACTGTTTCCCATTTATCCCAATCTGAATCTACAACAGCGATTGAAACCCCCTTTTTAGCAAGGGTGTTGCATTGATTTATATTGGTTTCGCTTGTTTTTTTATCATACTTGAAAGAGAATGTCAAGTGATAGTTTTTTCGGGGGTTATCAATATACCGTAAAACTTTCTCATAATCAGCTGTATAATCCCAAAATTGGACTGTAGGAAAAAGACTAAAAATGTTATCAGAATTTGTCCCGCATTTTGTAGGAATCTGTTCAAATTCCCAATCAATATCGGTGAAACCGTTTAGTCTAACCGCTGGTTTTTTCCCCTTTTTCTTAGCTCGTTTTTCAAGGTTTCTCAGCTCTTTTTTAATTTGTAATAAAAACTCTTTTCTATCATTTACAAAAAAATTAGTTTTTGCTTTTCTTGACTTAATAACGCTCGGATATACCTTTGCAAAGCCTTGAAACGCTAAGCACGTTTTGATACACGACTTATAGTCGACACAGAAGTTTTTTGAAGGTAGCATTTGCAGAATTGTTGCTTCATAGTCTTGATGTTCTTTCATACTTTTATCAATTTTAGTATTGCTAGTAAGTAACTTCATAGTATTTTTTAAATCCTTTCTAAGAGTTAGTAATAAACAAGGTTTCATTTAATAAACCTTATAAAGCCCCCCATATTAGTTCTGAGGAGCTCGAAAGATCTACTTACTGATATCTCCAAGTATATAATTAACTGCCTTTTGTGCCTTGGCTGAGGCCTCTATAACCCATTTGGAATTCTCTTTACTTTTTAAAACTTTTAACCATGACTTAATGTAAGCCGTACTATTTTCCAAAGTGTTGTCAATTCCAGAATGAGCACAAAGAAAGGCCGCACCCAGCTCAGCCGTTAATTCTTCTTTACTATAATCATGATTACCAAAAAAATTAGTCTCTACAATCTCAGCTCTAGCTAACCTTTTTTCATGCCCAGAACTATGAATCATTTCATGAAATAAAGTAGAATAAAATTGAGGAACTCCCTTGAAGTTTTCCTTTTTTGGCATATTAATTTTATCAGTTAATGGGCTGTAATATGCTTTATTTTCTATAAAAGTTAATTCAGGTTTTCCAATATAACCGTTATAAATTTCCTCAGCCTTGTCTACCGGGTTGAATTTTAGTTTCTCAATTTTCCTAACTTCCTCAATCCTGGAATGGTTTAAGTTTTCGCATTGTTCCACATTGTACACCCTATAATATTTTAAGAAACGATAGGGCTTGCCAGCATCGTCAACCCTTTTGCTCTTAGCTGTTCCATAGTAGATAACGTGAAAAGGCTTGTTTCTTTCTTCAAGTTTTACAGATCCGTTTAACTGTTTAGCTTGTTTTTCTGTTAAGAAATATTTGTTCTCATAGTCTGATAAAGATAAAAGAAAAAAATTAATTCCAGTATACATTCGGTTTGAAATTAAATTTTTAGGTGTACCAAAGTCATGCCACGGTTTTTGCCAAGGTACGTTTCCATCTTCAAGTCCTTTAATAATCTTTTCTGTAATAATTTCATTCACTGTCATTTTAGTTGCCCCTTCCTTTGAAGTTTTCCCATGTAGTTGGTATGACAAATAGTTCCACATTTTTATAATTAGTAAGTTTTTCAAGAAAATTGTAAGTCTCTAAAAAACTATTAAACACCCTTTTATCAAACAAGTGTTTTCCTTTTGAATCTACTATCTTGTATTTGTCATTCATGGTTAATCCTTAGTAAAAATTAGTAATGAACAAATATTACCATAAGTAGATTATATGTCAACCCCTAAAAAGAAAAAAATTAGTACAACACAAAAAAACACTTTAATTACCCCCTAGATAACCCCCAGTCTACTTACAGTACAGCATCGCAAAACATAACGATAGTCTACTAGCAGTTTCCTTATGTTTCCCCATGTATAACGATAGTCTACTAGCAGTTTCCTTATGTTTCCCCATGTATAACGATAGTGGCTGTTTGTAACCATCACATTATATAAGGAACCAACAGGGGGAATATCGGGAAATTCCACTAGCGTAACCCTCTCAGATTTTTGTAACAAAATACTGGGAGTCTACTAACAGTAAACCTACAGTAAACCCCCAGTACTCTATCAGTTTCTATCAGTCTACAATCAATAAACTATTATTTTACTTAATAAACCCTAAGTTTAACTGGCTGTTGAGGTGGCTTACCTCCCCTTTTAGGAGAAGTGCCAGTTGGAGCTTTCTTAACCTTTGGTTTAGGATTTGGATAACCTTTGCGTTTTGGCATTGTCTCTCCTAGTTACTGTGGTTACGGATTTCTCCCTTACGGCTGTCATAAGGAAAACGAGTGGAAACTGCCCGAACACCTTTGTTTTTAACAGTCAGATGTCGGGTATTCTTTGGGGATGGAGTTGGATTATGTCTCCCAAGGCTCGTATTGAACCCCGAATTTCCAACATCTCCCCTGATCTTCTTGGTCATTTAATGACTCCTTTCTTGGTGGATGAACTATATTATTTGTGCCACATTGTACTAACTTTGTTGTTTTAGTTACTGGTATTTCAATCATATCCCGAAGGAGGGTATCTTGTTTTTTTACCATTAACACTATCCTTCTTCTTGTTCTCAATTACTCTTGTATTATATCTTTTGTTTTCTCTAAATATTTTTCGTAAAACTTGATCTTCTAGCTCATATCTTTTCTTAGTGTTCGGGGGTTTCATATCTAATCCTTAATAGATAAGTTTGTAGAAACATTCCTTTTAGCACTACCTTTACCAGTTTTAGATTTAAAGTGTCTTTTAGAGCCTCGTCCAGTATTCATTTTAGCAGCCAAATCTTTTTGTTTACTTGTTTTCTTAGCTATTTCCCTAATGAGTTTCTTTCTACTCCACTTTCTTGCTACAGCTCCAATGCCTAATCTTGCTGCTTGTCCTAAAAGAACTGCTACTGGAATCGCCATATTACATTACCTTTCTACTAAAAGGAATACATCCTAAATTAAAGTTATCGGGAACTTGTACTTCTTTACTTTGTTCAATAAACTCTTTCTGTTTTTCAACACAAGACTGTTCACTTTGGAAACTACCTACAATTTCTGCATGATCAATATGTGGAGGATTAACAGATAGATTAAGGTAGAATACCATTAATAACCATATCATTTATATCTTTACCCAAACATCATCATCATCTTGCATAGCTCCTGTTTTCTCCATAAAAGACCTGATGTTTTCTTCAAGTTGATATTCCTGACGATCTACATAGGCTTTATTCTCGTCAGCTGCCATTTGTTCTACCCAATAGTTAACTCCCATAGCCAATACATCTATCCTATCGTCATATTGGAGTGACCCCTTGTCTCTTGTAAGTCGAGTCATTTGGTAAAATAACTGTCTACGAGGTTGTTCTTTATTTTCCTCATAGTCTCTTTTGGCTTCTTCTAGGTCTATTACGAGTCTATGTTGGTTCATAATAGGCTCTAGTATGTCTATAATACGAGCTTCTTTCTGCTTATTATGCTTAATTTCTTCTACATGACACTGATGATACTGGAATAATACAGGTTTAAATATCTCTGTATACATTCCATCACCAAAGTTTGCCTCTATTTCTACTACATTGACCTTATGTGCAGCTGCAATCTTAGCTAATGCGTGTAAAGTTCTCTTATCATAGCCACCTTTAAGTCCACCTACGGCTAGTACAAAGATTTTACCATTTAATTCCTTAGTAACTACATATCCAGTTTCGTCTGATCCCCTGCCACTAGGATCAATGTGCATAGCAGACCCAGTATAATCGTAATAGTCATTGGAAACCTCGAAAGGATGATAAAAGTAATCACCTGTAAGTCCTACTGCCGGTAAATCCATGAGTTCACCTTTACCATACAGTATTCTTCCCGGTGCTTTCTCTGTTTCTAAGGGAATAACAAGTAGATCATGGAGTT